TGGGAACCATGGCCTCGAAGCCACCTCCGAGCCAAGCCAGCATGCCTTGCATCTGACGAGCCTTGCCAATGGCAGGGTTTGGCTCATCCTTCCCCTCGTGCTCTTTAGCACAAGGAGAAAGCAACCTAACTTTCATCGCATCGATGTGAGGTTGTCTCAGATAGGGTCTTTTATGGAGAGGAGTGTCCTCTCCCCAGATCTCCGAATCTGAGAGCCCTACCGTGAGGAGCATCTCCTCACAGTAGAAACTACCACGCGAACTTATGAAGTTCTGCGGCCATGAAACGGCCATGCCGTTTCGTTCATGGTTAAACGTAATACGTCTAAGGTAATCGATCGGACCCTGACCAGTATGGTCATCGCCCGAGCACGCGAAGTGGCGCCATTTTAAGGCGACACCTCCACGCGAGCGCGTCAGACGCGAGTAAAACTCGTCGTCTGATGCTTCCAGCAATCCATGCTGGAACCTCAAGAAGGCTTCCCACTCTGCACAAAGGTTGTGCATAGTGAGTACCAACTTGGCCCCGGGGTCTCCCATTAGGATACCCCGAGATGTGAGGGTGTCGAAGAATCCTTCGATATCACTCTCGTAGCGCCTAGCCGAACATAGTAATTCGGCAGATGCTTGGAGGTAGATGGAAGTTTCTTCCAGCCCCTCCATAAGACCCTCTATCATTGATAGAGAATACTCGTGCGTACAGAAATCTGTCGCCGTAGTAAGATCACTACTTAAGAAGTAAGTGGTCTGGTCAGGTACCGGGCCTACGTTTCGTAGGCCCTTGCACCACTCATAGAGTTGCCAGCCGCGGGTCAAACCCGCGGTTGCACTCGGATGAGTTTTCACTAAACCTAGTAGGTGATGTGAAAACGGTTGGAGGAGGATTGTAAGACAATCTTCCCCGACAGTGACAACCCGCGACTTTGCCCCGGGTTCGCCTATCGCGCTCGCACGAATGCTGGGCGCGACGTCTCCCTTTTTGAGGGAGCCACCGTCATTATACATAGCTCCTCGTAGAAGTCCATTCTTAATGGACTCCTCTATTGACCATTGCAGAAGCTGCAATCCGGTCACGGAGTCTAAGCCGTATAACGGATCCTCATATTTGAAATTTTCAAAATCGAGGACCATGGATTCGGTACTTTCGCCGAATTCATGATGTGGCTCGTGCACGGGTGCATCCCGGCACATAGTTTGCCACCGCGGCCTACCGGCTACTAACCGATAGGGCGCACCAAACCACGTTATGGCTTCCATATCGTGGTCTGGAACGAAGTTGGCCCAGGTCCGGAATTTTACCGAGACCTCAGCGGCTCTACCTCCCTCTCCGACCGGCGAGTCAATGCTCGCCGAGGAAGTCAGAGATAGGTGGCCAAGACTTTTAAAGTTCTTGGGCTTATTCTTTCGAACTTGCCGTCCGATGAGGACGGAGAGACGACGGAGGATTTTCCTCCGGATCTCGCTAAGTTCGGGTTTCGAGTGGAGTGTCTTCGCATGCTTTGCAAGCGATTCAGCCCTCGTACCCTTTCCACCAGCAGGCATTCCCCTGCTGGTGACGAGGTGAAGAAGCCGAGTTGCCTCTGCCTTCGACACCACGCCGCGGTCCCAGACTCTTTCGAGCCATGGGCATAACTCCCTCCAAAGTGGAGGCAGTACAGACGGGATTTTCCCGCCTGCCGCAAACCCCGGAAAATCAACCGGGGTTTCGGGCTCTGCAGTCTCCGACTGCAGAGCCTTCCAACGGAGGAGTGCGGAGAATTTCTTCCACTCCTTCGTGGCCTTGTCCGTATTATGAACGGCGAGGCTATAGGCCCATTTGAGTAATTTCTCATATGAAGCCATACTCCTAAAACGTCTTACGTTTTCAGGGGTACTCGTCAAGAGGTTGTCATTGACAGCCTCTACGAAATTAGTAATCCGTTTTAAACGGTACTCGCCGGCGTGGCAGATCTTATCTACCACGTCGCGTGCAAGAAAGGGTAGTAATACTACGACTCTCTTGCGTCGGTTGGTTAAGCTCTCAGCTTTTCCAAACCTTCCGATATGCTTCGCCAAAGGCTTGGGCATATGGAACTCCAACCCATAGGCAAGGCCTAGTAGGTTGGCATTTGGGTCTAAGGACCCAGAATTTGGATCATTTGGTCCCTTTGCACTTTGTAAAGCCGTAGCCATACAGTTACAACGGGAATTCTTCACA